AGAAGTGTGTTTCTTCATGGTGTAATATTGTCGCTCTCCACCAAACACCATAGAGTTTCGGCAATAGTCTCTATAACTTCCAGTAAAACATTGGAATTTCCAACTTGAATTTGTTGAGTTTAAAACATCAATCCGCATTACTAGGTCACCAGTCCCCTCGATGTCTTGAACGTGGTCAAGTAACTGGATATTTCTAATCGCCTTGGTATCGCCTTCGTAACTTCTATCTTCAATAAGCAAATTTTCAGTTATAATGTCAGGGCTATCAATTAGCTGTTTTGTTACTTCAGCAAATAAGGGGCGATGGTCAACAAGTTTATAATCCTTACTTGGTAGGCTCACAAACTCCCATCTTTTCGCTTCCTCATCATCTCTAAAAATTGCCTTGCGGTCTTCAACTTTTACATACTCATTGGTGTAGGGATTTAATGCAAAGACTTCACCTTCTGAAAAGTTACTTTCAAAGATAGATAAGTCTTCGATATCAGTGTGCGTATTATGTGCACTTTGATAGGTGTTCAAGTCCTCTTGATTGCTTTCTTGGTCTTCATTATGTAAATCAACCTCGGTAAATGGGTGCGGTGTTACTGCTCCTGTAAATTCTTCGAGGTCTGTTTGTCTTAGTTCATTATTATTTTCTAAAGTCATTTTTTTAACCTTTATGTAATAAAAGAGAAAATTCTCTTTTTTCTAATTATCACTTTCAGGGTGTTTGTTTTGTTAGTCAACAGTTAATGTTTAAAAAAACCAACTATTGTTTTTCTTTTGTTATGTGAGCAAAGTTTACAATCCAAGCATTTTATATTGTGCGTCTGTTCAGGGCATATTGTAATCTTTTTTCCTTGTGGTGTTTTTAAGTCCGAAGGATTAGCTGACAATTTTTCAAACTGTTTTTTTGTATATGGCAAAACAACAGTTGTAGGTATTTTGGTATCTGACAAAACGTCTGCTTGTTCAAGTGTATCTGCTGACAAATTAATAGTAAAGCCTTTATTGTTTGCATATCTAATTAAATTTAGATTATGTTCTGACAATTTTCTTTTCTTACCTGACAAAATTGTGTGATGGTGCGTGTAACAAATAACTTTTCCACCTTTATTTGCTTTAACAAGTTGTTTTAATTTCTTTGCGTCAATCTTGTTTTTCTTAACTGACAAATCACCCACAACGTTGTGACGCCACATTCCATTATTATTATGTTTTCTAAAGTAAGAAACAGACTTAACAAAATCTTGCCAGTTATCATTCTTATCTTCGCTATAACGATTCCAATGTAATCGAATGGGGAAGTTGTCACCGTAGCAACCATTGTTTTTTAATGTACAAGAAGCAGGACAAGTTTGTCTTGGACTGTATGACGTTGGCATTGCTCCAACTTTTTTTGATTGTGTGTTTGTAATAAATTTGTAAGTCATTTTTTTTTCTCCTACCTTTACTATTAAAAGTGTTCGGAAAGCTTGTCAAATATATTTTTGATTTTTTTCTTCTGCTTTCTCAAGTAAGAATTCCCTCTTTTCTTCATCAGTCATATTGTGGTTACGAAAAACGTCTTCAAGTGTGCTTTCTATACCTAAGAAAGAAAGTAACTCTTCATCAGTATAAGCTGACAATGGTTTTTCATCTGACGGATTAAATGACATTTTTCTTACCTGACAAAATAGCATCTTGTGTGTAAAACTGACCACACTTGACAAAAGCTGTTTTGCTGATGACAAAACTTCTATAATGTTTTGCTGACATATCGTAAGCAGTAAAGGTATGTTCTTTTGCTGTGCTTTCGCCACCCTTTAAATGTTTCTTGACATTCAAGAGTAGGCTTCCATAGTTTTCGTACCTACCTTTATTTGTTGAATAATACCTGACGCTGAAGAAACAATCCCCAACTATCTTTTTTAAGTTTTCTTTGTAAAGTTTATTTGTATCTACCATATTACACCCAATATAAAAACGCCCATTAAAATTACTATAACTCTATATACTATTATTATTATATCCATGTCAATTCCTATTTTTTATTTGCAAACCATTTGTTTTCTTGTGTATCAAAATATACGTTCTGACTTCTTACAGGTCTATGCGAATACTTCTTACCCTTTGACTTTTTCTTACCTTCAATTAATCTCTTTGCCATTAAGGTAACCTCCTCATAAATTCTGCTTTCTCATCTGAGGCTACTCTACGCCTTGATAGTTCTTTTGCTATCCTATCTAACAAAACAAAAATCTCTTGTTCTGTATCCCAATCTTGCTGTAGTTTTAATATCCCATGCAATTCATCTTGGGCAAACTCATACTCCTCTGTAAGAGTTCCTAATCTAATTAGCTTTTCGTACTTGCTCAAATCTATACTCATCATATCTCTCCTTTAAGTGTGGTGTCTTTTCTTGTATGTAACAAACAGCACACCATAAACTGTCTGTTCTGTTATCTACAATATCTGCTGTCTTATCACAATGGTCGCATTTTCTCATCTGTTAATCCCCAATTAATAAATGACAACAGACAAGGGGAAAAATAATGATAAAAACCTTGTCTGCTGTCTTGCAAGTAGAGAAATCTGATAACCTCTTGCTCACGAGATTGAATCGCCTTCTCTACTCTGTCTGGCTTGAGTTTGCCACGCAACGCTTTCAACTCAACTTACGCTTACAAATTGCCTAGGACTAGCATCAGTAAGACCATGTTCCTTGTAACTCCTAGTAGTAAGTAAATTGCGCATTGAAGAGCTACTTCAGTAGGGTTATCTTTTTAAACACTTACCCTAATATATTCGTGTCCTTACTACTAGGTATCTCAGCTGAGATAATTCTTTTTACTCCTCTTCCTTAATATTAAATATTATTACAAACTTATTTAAATCTGTATCTTTGTGAAACTCCCAACCTGTATGTCCAAAAGTTTTAAGAGATAAAGAGTCTAATTCTTCACTAAAATCATCATCATTTATTTGCATTGTTCTTTTCCTTTCTAAGTTCATTTAAAAATGTTACAATCAAGTCTAGGTCAGCAACCTTATATTCTAAACTGGTCAATGCCTTTTCGACTTGATACAGCTTACTATCAAGTGATTCGATTTTTTTGTCAACCCCTAAAACTTTTTTTATTAATTTAATCATTTCCTGTAAGTTTCTCCCATTTGTAGGCATTATCTGAAAATTCTTTTATCTTATCTAACACTTCCTCTGCGTCAAAGCCTCTATCGAAAGCACTGTCTCCAAAGGCAACCTCGTAGACTTCTTCTACAAATTCTTTCCAATCATCACTCATCATCTTTTATCTCCTCAACTTTATGTATAACTTGGTCTTGCCATGTCCGTTCTTTTATCTGAGAGTCCTGATAATCGCCCATCAAAACTAATTCTTCTGCTTCTTCTTTGTTAAGTGCAGAAACTTCTATTGTTTCTTTTTCTGTACAAGTAGAAATTACTTTAAACTGTTTTAGTTTTGGTTTATTTTTATCTATATGTAGTATTATACTTTCCATACTTAAGTCTGTCATTTTTCTTATCCCTTCTCATTTTCTATTGCTTGTAATTCATCTCTAATTAAGTCGTTTAAACTCTCACCCCTAACGAAGTCATCAAAGTCATATTCATCAGCGTCAAGTTTATCATCTATTTTATAATCTAACTCTTGCATATCATTTCTCAGTTCTTCTTCAAGATTTTCTATACGTTGAAATAATGAAGCTTTTCCTGCAACTTTCTCAAGAGTTTCTAGTTCTTTTTTTACAATGTTCAATATAAAGTTTTTAATTAGTTTTTTCATTTTTTCACTTCATCAACTGTTATGTTATTAACTCTATAATCTAAATCCTCGAGCCATGATATAATCTCACTTGATATATGTTCTTTATCAAAAAAAGTTTCATCACCTTCTCTTAAATCATCATCTCTATTTAATTCAAACTTTACATTAAACTTTGTCATCACTTTCTCCTAATTATAATTATTAACTATAACCCTTATATACTACCATTCTTAAAGTCAAGTTATATTTTATTTTTTATTTGTTGACTATAAGTAGATTACTACTAAACTATTAAATACTCCCTTAATATTGTTATAATTTTTATGTAGACTAAAGTCTATTTTAAGGGTGTTCGTTTTTATGTCAAGGAGGAAAGTATGAATATTAATTTTATTAATTTTTTGATTATGACTTTTGCTATTCAGGTAATGGGGCTGACAATTTTTGCTCTGACAAATAGTTGACAAAACAGGAGCTGACAAAATGGTTGACAGTAGGCATTGAAAGGTTATACTGACAAACTTAGTGTTCGCTTTGTACTGTCTGACAGTAGGCATTGACATACAGTTGGTGCACTCTCAGATGAGTAGGCGAGGAAGAGTTAAGTTGCAGATAACAAGTGAGATAGACAATGATAACATGGGATAGATTAAATGACGCCATTATAGGAACAGGTGGTCGCTGTGGTATGGAAGAAGTGTTTGTGTACAGCTATGACAAAATTCTTGACATCCTGATGATAGAAGATGGGATGACAGAAAGAGAAGCTATCGATTACATAGAGTATAACATAGCAGGAGCTTATGTTGGAGAGCTGACACCTATCCTTGTACGCAGTCTTGACGAACTAGAAAAATTTATTATTGACAAGAAAACCGAATCAGTATTTAATGACAAAAAGATTGACGACAAGGAGATAAATTAATGAACGTTCAGGAAGAGATTAATAATATTTTAATGGCTGACAGAAAGGGCAGATTGTCCTCTGACGAATTGTGGCAAGAGCAACAGGACAGAAAAAGAGAAGAAGTAGGCTATGAAGAATTTGAAAGGCAAATGGACATAGAAGAATATCTTGCTGACAAAAGCTATGAGGAATACAAGGATTGGGAAAGTTCAAAGAAATAGACGTTATGATACAGGATATAGTTCTACAATTAGCACCACCACCTTCTGACGTAGCGTTACGTATGGATTGCCCTGCTTGTAATCACAAAAACACATTGTCGATAATGAACAACAACGGAACAGTTCTTTACCATTGTTTCTCTGCTTCATGTAACGTGAAGGGTAGAGTATCTGACAGAAAAGAATTAAAGTTCACACGACATGAAGTAACTCCTCCGAGGGCTGTTCCCCTTGACTCACGCAGTTTTGTGCCCCTAGGTAGAAACCAAAAGGCTCTCGACATGGTGGTCAAGCGGAACAGTTACGAGGCATACCAACACGCAAGGGCTGACATCCGATATGATGTACGCCAAAACAGGGTTGTCTTTATGGTATATAAAGGTAGCAAAGCAGTGGATGCTGTAGGTAGGAAATTAGATGACAATGACAAAAGACCTAAGTGGTTTCGGTATGCAAGAAGCCGACATCCTTTTGTATGTAAAGCAAAAACTGACAGCGACACAGCCTTTTTGGTAGAAGATTGTTTCTCTGCTTGTGCTGTATCCCAAGTCCATCATGGGATTGCACTGATGGGTACAAATCTACCAAATGAATACTTGACAACTCTTAATTCTTACAGTAAAATAGTAGTAGCATTAGATAGAGATGCCTCCAAAAAAGCTATCGAACTGACGAAACAACTTAGGGTGTCTGTACCCACTACTCTTGTTTTCTTAGAAAAAGATATTAAGAATATGAATTTAACAGAAATACAGGAGTTAATATGAAACCGCATACAGCACCGACTAAAAGATTTGACAGAGAACTATTTAATGCAAACGATCCTCAGACAAGAGAGTCCGCTAAAAAATTATTACCACCAAAATTAAAAGAAATACTCAAATTAGATGAAGAGCCTGTCTTGGAAGATAATCCAAAGGCATATGGCATTGACCTTCTTTGTGAGAAACATAACCTTAGTGTTGAAGTAGAAACGAAACACGGATGGGGTGATGGTAAATTTCAATGGGGCGATATGCACATCCCAAGACGAAAGTTTAGGTACACAAAAGTTGACGGTGAAGTCTTCTTTGTTGTGTTTAATACTAATAGAACGCAGGCAGGTATAATGACCAAAGACTCTGTTAAGAAAGAAAGAGTAGTTAATAAATTCAATAGGTTATCAAGATTACATGAGGATTATATCTCTGTGCCTGTTGAGGAAATTATATGGGTTTAGGAGATACCAATGCAACAAGTAGAATTACCAACAGATTACCAAAAGTTTATACATCAGTCACGTTACGCTAGGTGGAAAGAAGAAGACAGTAGAAGGGAGACATGGGAAGAAACAGTATCACGATACTTTGACTTTATGACTGACCATCTTGAAGATAACTTTGATTACATCTTACCCCCTGAGATAAGAGAGCGTTTAGAAAATAAAGTTCTTAACCTTGACATCATGCCTTCTATGAGAGCCTTGATGACAGCAGGTGTTGCTTTAGAAAGATGTAATGTAGCAGGGTATAACTGTTCGTATCTACCAGTTGACAATGCAAGGTCATTTGACGAATGTCTTTACATACTTATGTGTGGTACAGGTGTAGGTTTTTCTGTTGAGAACAAGTACACTACTCAGCTTCCTGTAGTCAACGAAGCGTTGCATGATTCCGACACTGTTGTAATTGTATCAGACTCCAAAGAAGGTTGGGCTAAAGGCTACAAAGAACTAATATCATTATTATACTCTGGACAGATACCTAAGTGGGATTTGTCTCGCCTACGCCCTGCAGGTGCTAGACTAAAAACTTTTGGTGGCAGATCATCTGGTCCAGACCCTCTTGATGATTTGTTTAGATTTACTGTAGATATTTTTAAAAAATCTGCAGGAAGACGATTAAAGTCCATAGAGTGCCATGACATCATGTGTAAGATAGGCTCTGTAGTAGTGGTAGGGGGAGTACGAAGATCAGCCCTAATAAGCTTATCTGACCTTGAGGATCAAGAGATGGCTTTAGCCAAGTCTGGTGAGTGGTGGAGTGACGAAGGGCAAAGAGCTTTGGCAAACAACTCTGTATGCTATCAAGAGACACCACCAATCGGTATATTTATGAGAGAGTGGTTAAATTTGTACAACTCTAAGTCTGGTGAAAGAGGTATATTTAGTAGAGATGCTTCTGTACGTCAAGCAGATAAGAATGGTAGACGAGAGTCAGGGCATGAGTTTGGAACTAACCCTTGTTCAGAGATAATATTAAGACCATATCAATTCTGTAACCTAACAGAAGTAGTAGTAAGAGCAGATGATGACATAGAAAGGCTAGGTCAGAAAGTAGAAGACGCTACAATCTTAGGTACAATACAATCTACTCTTACAGACTTTAAGTACCTACGAAAAATTTGGCAAAACAACACAGAAGAAGAAAGACTTCTTGGTGTTTCGCTTACTGGCATACTAGATAATCCTAAATTAGGAAAGGCAGAAGACCTTAAGAGGTTACGAGATATAGCTGTAGATACTAATTTAGGGTTAGCAGTAGAATTAGGCATACCACAATCAACTGCAATTACTTGCGTTAAGCCATCAGGCACTGTTTCCCAACTTGTAGACTCTGCTTCTGGTATACATGCAAGACATTCTGCACATTACATAAGGACAGTAAGAGGAGATAAGAAAGACCCTCTCTCTAAGTTTCTTATAGACCAAGGTATTCCATACGAAGATGATTTGATGCAACCTGACAATACTGTTGTGTTCTCTTTTCCTATGAAGTCACCTACAAAAGCAGTACTAAGAGAAGATTTAAGTGCTGTAACACAATTAGAAAACTGGAAGAACTACCAAGAGAACTGGTGCGAGCATAAACCATCAGTTACCATATCTGTAAAAGAAGACGAATGGTTTGAGGTAGGTTCTTGGGTGTACGATAACTTTAAAGATGTAGCAGGTGTTTCTTTTTTACCACACTCTGACCATACATATAAACAAGCACCCTACCAAGATATAACTAAGGAAGAATATTTAGCCTTAAGTAAGAAAATGCCAAGAAATGTTGATTGGACATTACTTTCCGATTATGAACAAGAGGACAATACCACTGGTACACAAGAGTTGGCATGTAGTGCAGGTGCTTGTGAGATTGTAGACATAACATGATAAGTTTATTAGGTTCTTTACTAGGGTTTGGTACTAGCTTTATGCCAAACATATTAGGTTTCTTTGAAAAGAAACAAGCAAACAAACAAGAGTTGCTTATGTTGGAGGCTAAAGCTAAATACGCATCAGAATTAAGTAAATTAAAACTACAAGAGATGGATGCTCAGGCAGATATAGAAGAAGTAAAAGGTTTGTACAAACATGCTGAGGCATTAGCCCAAGCAAACAAATCTACATTTGTATCTGCTCTACAAGCGTCAGTTCGACCAGTTATAACCTACGCTTTCTTTAGTGTATTTGCATTTGTTAAAATTACTTATGTAATAATGGCAGTGCAGGGCGGAACAGAAGTATTGCCTGCTATTTTAGGGGCATGGGATTCCGAAAGTCAAACCATCTTTGCCGCTATAGTTAGTTTTTGGTTTGGTAATCGTTTATTTAAAACAAGGAGTAAATAATGGCAGGTGGATTAAGTTTTGAAGGGGCAAAAGAAGGAAGTACTCAAGTTTTATTTCCTTTTGGTCCTATGGTTCTTTACCATAAATTGCCTATGTCAGTAGTTAGACAATTAAATAAATATACTAACAAAACTATTAAGAATCAAGAAAAAGCTAAAAAATTAGATCATTCAGATTATCTTGTAGGTAAATTAAAACAAGAAATGTTAATAGAACAGAAAGAGCTAGATAAACATATAGAAGGTTTTAGTAGAATGATATCTGGTTATCTTAATACAGATTTAGGTAGACATTTTAAACAACTAAAAGAAGGTACTGGGTGGCATTTACAGTATACTTCTGCATGGATTGTTCGTCAATTTGCAGGTGAGTTTAATCCTGCACATATTCATACTCAATGTGATTTATCCTGTGTAGGGTATTTAAAACTGCCACCTGAAATAGACAAAGAATGGGAAGAAGATTATAAGGATCATTATCCTTGTAAAGGTCACATAGAATTTTTACATGGTTCTTCTGGAAAAATGCATCAACATACAATGTTAGTTAAGCCTAGTGTGGGGGATTTTTTTATATTTCCTGCTGATTTAATTCACATGGTATATCCTTTTTATTCAGAAGGAGAAAGACGATCTTTTAGTATGAATATATCTGTAGATCAAGGAAATACAAACCAAAATGAAGCAGAGTTTCTAGCATCAAAAGGTCTTAAAAGTTCAGAGTTTGATAAAAAATCGACATGGAATTTAAAAAATCTTGTAGATTAAAAATAAATAGTATATAATATTGCTTCAACCTTTTTAGGAGAAAACAATGGAGTCCCAAATAATATCCCTACTTTTAAGTAGAGAAAACTTTGATAAGGCGAAAGCCCTTGTCACAAAAGATATGTTTGATAAGAAATACAAAACTATCTTTGACGCAGTAATGCACTACCATACTAAGTATGAAGGTGATCTATCAAAAGACAATCTTTTTATGGTTCACAAAAACTTATACCCTGCCATGCCTGACTCCACAAGAGAGTTAGTTGAAGAGGCTATCCAAGATATACCAGAAGACGTAGAAGGCGATCCTAACTTTGTAATGGATACACTTACTGAGTTTTGGCGTAGAGAGATGGCTAGAAAGGTAGGCGAAACAGCTATTGATATATGGAATGGTGACTCAGCCAACTTTGGTGATCTACGAATGATGATCGATCAAATTATAAATCAAGACTCAGCTACTGGCATCCTGTCTATGCAAAGGGAAGAGACAGATGTAGAAGAATTGTTTCTAGACTTTGAAGCAGACCCAGACTTTCCTTTTCCAATAACAACATTAGCAGACGAGATTGCAGGAACATACAGAGGTAACCTAGGTATTATTTTTGCTAGACCTGAAAGTGGTAAGTCATCTTTCTGTGCTTTCTTAGCTGCAGAAGCAATACGTAAGGGGCATAGGGTAGGTTACATTATGAATGAGGAGACAGCTAAACGGATGAAGTCCAGAGTATTAACTGCCTACTTTAATGTACACAAAGAAACTTACATGCAAGAGATAGAAAATATAAAAAGAGTATACAAAGAAGAGATAGAAGATAACCTTTACATTATGGATTCTGTAGGCTCTGATGTTACTGAGATAGATCAGTTTACAAAATTAAATAAAATTGATGTGTTGTTTATAGACCAGTTAGATAAGGTAAAAGTAAATGGCGAGTTTAGTAGAGGCGATGAAAGATTGAAAGAGCTTTATGTAAATGCAAGAGAGATAGCTAAAAGAAATGCCTGCATGGTATGGGCAGTTTCTCAGGCAAGCTATGATGCACACAATCGTCAGTTCTTAGATTTTGCCATGTTAGATGGCTCTAAGACTGGCAAGGCAGGAGAAGCAGATATTATTATAGGCATAGGCAAAAATCCTGGTGAAGATGATGATACTCGATTCCTGTGCGTTTCAAAAAATAAAATTTCAGGGTGGCATGGTCACATTGTCTGTGAGATAGATAAACTTACAGGAAGGTATTACGAATGATTTTAACGTTAGATGTAGAAACAACTTTTATAAAAACAGACAAGGGTTACGATCCCTCTCCTTACACCAGAGGCAACCAACTAGTGTCTGTAGGCTTTAAAGAAGATGATAAACCTGTAGAGTATGTATGGTTTTATCACTCAAACAAAGAACCAACACCAGACAATATGAAGATAGTACAAGAAGCTTTAGATAGAGCAGACGTACTACTAGGTCACAACATAAAGTTTGACTTACAATGGCTGTTTGCCGCAGGTTTTACCTACGATGGTGCAGTCTATGATACTATGGTCTTTGATTACATATGGGCTAGAGGTGTTAAAGTTCCTCTAAGTCTTGACGAGTGTTGTCGTAGACACCAGACCAGTACCAAGAAGAAGAAAGAAATTTTAGAAAACTACTTGAAAGAAGGTATAGGATTTGATATAATCCCACCTGAGATAGTAGAGGAATATGGAATTGCTGATGTGCAATCTACTTATGAAGTAGCTGTTAGTCAGTCTAAACAAGAAGGAAAAAGCATTGAGCAAATTGCAGCCCACATTGTACCTGTCTTTTGAGGTAACAAAAGTTTTAGCAGGTATGGAAAGAGATGGCATCAAGATTGATCGTCAAGCCCTTAACCTTGTTAAAGACGAATACACAAAAGAACTAGAAGAACTAGATTTATTTTTAAACAAAGAAGTAACTAGAGTTATGGGAGATATGCCTATTAACTTATCTAGTCCTGATGATAGGTCTAAGCTTTTATTCTCTAGGTCGATAAACAATAAGAAGAATTGGATAAAAACATTTAACTTAGGTTACGAAGTCAGAGGCAACACTAAGAAACCTAAACGTAGAGCCTACATGACTGAGGCACAGTTTAAGAGAGCAGTCGTAAACAACACTACTGTACAACAAAAGTCTGAAGCACAGAAATGTACTCCTTGTAATGGTTATGGAAAAGTAGCTAAGAAAAGAAAAGACGGCACATGGGGTAATGCTAGGTTTATATGTAAGTCCTGCTCAGGTGTAGGAATACAGTATATGCCTACAGGCAAAGTTGCAGGATTTAAGTTAGTACCGTTAGACCCTAAAGGATGTAGCACTGCAGGATTTAAAACAGATGCAGATGCTCTTTCTCTATACAAGGAAAGAGGTACACCAGAAGCTGTCTTGTTTATAAAAAATTATCTTAGGTATAATGCTATTAAGACTTACCTAAAAACTTTTATTGAAGGTATAGAAAAAAATTTAGATTACTCAGACAGAATACATCCACAGTTTATGCAATGTGTTACAAGCACTGGCAGATTATCTTCTAGGAATCCTAACTTCCAAAACATGCCTAGAGGTAAGACTTTTCCTGTTCGTAGGGCAGTGGTGTCTAGGTTTGAAGGTGGTAAGATTCTTGAGGGTGACTACGCACAGTTAGAATACAGAGTAGCAGGTTTCCTAAGTAAAGATAAGCATGTGTATGATAATGTAGAAGGTGGTGTAGATGTGCACAACCTAACTGCTACTATTATAACAGGTAAAGATAAGGAAGAGATTACGTCTGAAGAAAGACAAAATGCAAAGGCACATACTTTTGCACCGTTGTATGGTGCTACAGGTATGGGATTGCCTGAACATATACATAGATATTACTACCAGTTTACAGATGTGTATCCTGGAATTGGTGAATGGCATATAAGGTTAGCTAACGAGGCTTTAAAATATAAAGTTGTGAGCTTACCTTCAGGTAGGGAATACAGATTTCCCTATGTAAAGAGAACAGCTAGAGGCATTACACATGGCACTAGCGTAAAGAATTATCCTGTACAAGGGTTTGCGACAGCAGATTTACTTCCGTCTGCTCTAGTGCTTACCTTCGAAGAATTTAAGAAAAGAAAACTTAAATCTTTGCTTTGTAATACAGTACATGATAGTATAGTAGTGGATGTACATCCTGATGAAGAGGATCAAGTAATTGAGACTGTCAAAGAATGTATGCTCTCTATCCCTCAGCAAGCTAAAAGAAGATGGGGCATTGATTATGATATGCCTGTTGGCATTGAGATAAAAATCGGAAGCAACTGGCTAGATACTAAAGAAATTTTTTCAAATTAATGCTTGCAATTAATTTATATTTGGCTATAATAATAAGATTGTGCAACTCATAAGGAGTATTATATGACACAACTAGCGACAACCGAGGCAACAGACCTTGTAATTCCAGACAATCTGGATAAATTATCTGTAGAAGAACTAGCAATTATGCTTGGTCAGAAGGATGGCATGGAGAGCCAGTCTTCAGGCGATTCCTTTGCTAGACTATCCATCAATCATTCACCTGAAGACGATGCAGGCAACACTCTGCCTAGAGGTCACTTCGCATTATACAACCCAGATACTAAGCAAAAAATATTTGGTAAAGATGTGACTATGAGAGTTTTCGTAAGAAGGTTTAT